GTAGCGCACGCTGAAATCCGCCGAGTCGTCGGCCAACTGCGTGGCGGCGTCGATGATGAGCTCGCAGATGTCGAGCATCAGGTGCTCGTAGGACCGTGCGACGTACGAGAAGCGCTCGCTCTCGATGTCGTGGTACGTGCGCAGCGCGCGTCCAGAGTCGAGCCCCACCGGCTTCATCGCCTGCGCGCTGAGCTGGCTGATGCCGTAGATCTCGTACGCCCTCTGCACCAGCGACCAGACCCAGTTGTAGACCTCGGGGTCCACGGCGGGGATGATTGCCGGGGTCGGAGCGGCCCCGGTGTACTCCACGATCGAGTGCAGTCCGTTCGTGAGCTTGGCCTTGTTGACCTTGGCCCCGGCCTCGACCATCAGCAGGACGTTGCCTCCCGTCTGGTGCCCCTCCTGGATCTTCGTGAGCGTCTCGTTGATCTCGAGCTGGATCCCGGCGAGCTCGTCGCAGATGCCGACGCCGTGGAACCCCACCGGCTCCGGCTCGAGGATGAAGCGCGCCAGGGGGAAACGCGGACGCTCCCACGTCTCGACGATGAGCCCCGCTCCCGGCACGGCCCACGCGTGCCGTCCGCCCTTGCCCGCCTCTCCGTTCGGAAGGCGCCAGGCCTCGACCGTCTTGACCTGGTCGGAGCCCTGCCCATCGAATCCGAAGTCCGGATCCCCCTTCGAGGCATCGAGCCGGCGAATTGCCTCCTCGTGGTCCGGGAAGGTCTGCAGCAACACCTCGCGATCGATGTACGCGCGCTGATACCGCGTCCGCGGTGTGCCGTAGTACGCGTCCTGATCGTCGACCGGAGTCTCCCACGGATAGCAGGCTTCCACGCGCACCCGCTTGGCCTCTGCGTCCGGGTAGACCTTGACGTCGCACTCGCCGCAGATGCCGGCGATGTCGAACGCGCGGGCCATCACGTCGTACGTCCCGGTTTCGTAGATGGCACCCTCGAGGAACTGCTGCATCTGCTCGGCCGCGGTCTGCTGCGCGAGCGTGCCGCCGTCGGTGAGCACCCACGGTGCGGGCCGGTTCTTCACGATCTTCGCGCGCAGACTCCGTAGGATGCTCGCCACGACGTTCAGGCTGAGCCATTGCCCCTTCGGGCTCACGATGTACGCGTCGGAGGCTCGCCCCGGCAGCCCCATCCTCCCCTGAAACAGCCTCAGGTTCCGCTTGTAGGCCCTATTGCGCGTCTCCTGCTGACGCTCGATCGCCGTGAAGTGCGACACAAGCGCATCGGCGACCTGCGCGTCATCCTCTCGCCACCACTTGGCCGTCTTGCTTTCGTCTCTCATCACATCGTCCCATCCCTGCACCTCGTCTCATCGCGCTGCTTGTCTGTTCGCGCGTCATCTCTTCCACCAAGGCAGATCGTCCTCGTCCTCTGCCGCCTCAAATCGATCCGTGTCCTGCTCCGGAGCGGCGTCCTCGCTGACGTAGTGTCTGCATTCGCGCCATGCGTAGAGCATGGCATCGCAGCAGTGATCGGCGAATCGTCCGTCATATCCGTCCCTCGACTCGGACCACTGCAGGACCGCCATTTCCTCGAGGAGCTGCCCACACGCAGGCTCTACGATGCGCAGCTTGCCCGTGCGCAGGTCCCCGTTGATCAGGTCCACGTACCCCATCTTGTTGTTCTTCTCGGCCTCCTTCACTGGGATCCGGAAGCGGCGTCGGATCTCCTCGATGTACCCCTTTCCCAGCCCGCCCTGGTCGCACACGATCGCGTGCGGGTGATACCTGCGCTCGAGCTGCTCGAGCCAGCCGCCGACCTCGCTCGGTGTGAGCATCGGCCGCTTCTCGCTGCTCACCACGTACGCGTTGCCGCCACGCGTGTATCCGATCACCGTGGCCGCCGTGGTCTCACGCACAGCACTGGCCCCGAGGTCGATCGCGATCACGTACTGCAGCCCGTTTCCTGGTGCCACCACCATGTTGCGCGCCGGCTCGAATCCGCTGAACACCAGGGCGTTTTCATCGCGGCACCACTCTCCAAGGTACTCCCGGCGGTACGCCGGTGTGGCCTCCGTCCACCCGCGCTCCTCTCGCACCGTGGCCAGCTTCTGATCTGCCGTGGCAGCGAACTTCGGGTTCTGCCGCATCGTCCACCGGTACGTCGGCCATGACTTGTGCCCCGCACCCTGCACCGTCGCCTCGTAGAACGGACCGGCGAGCACAGCCCCCGGCGTCCCCACGAGCCAGATGTCTCCGCCCCAGTCGAGCAGTGCTGGCTCGAGGACCTCCTCGACGAGATATCGGAGCGACGCAGGCCCGAAGCTGGCAGCCTCGTCGATGATGGTGCGAGCGTAGGCTTGCCCGCGCAGGCGTTCCACGCAGTGCTCCGCGTCGGCTCCGGCCAGGTGGATCTCGGAGCCGTTGGAGCAGCGTGCTGTGAGCGAGGTGTTGTTCATCACCAGCCCGAGGCCGAGCTGCGCGTTCATGCTCGCCAGGGAGCGCCACAGGATGTCGCGTGCGGACCGTGCCGTCAGGGCGAGGTACAGGGCGATCGAGCCGGGATGCCGGTGTGCGGTGTCGAGCAGGCCGCGGATGGCCGTGTCGGTCTTTCCGCTGCGTCGGCCGGCGAGCACGGCCTTGCGTGCGTGGGTGTCTGCGAGGACGGCAAGCTGCGCCGCGTGCGCTCCGCGGTGCCACGGTGGAGGGGTCAGCCCGAGCTGGTCTGCCACGACGAGCAGGACTTCGGGCGACACCTCTAGCGCACTCACGACGTCTTCCTCTTCGGTGCCGTCGCGGGCTTCTCTGCTACTGCTACGGCGTCGAACTCGATGTACCTGGCGACGTTCTCGAAGGGGATGCCGCTGCGCTCTCCGTTCCGTCGCAGCACGCGCACGACCCGCGCGCCCTCGTCGGCATCCAGCTCGACCAGGTCGGGGTCGCCGATCACGTCGAGGAAGGACACGCGCGATCCGAACTGCTGCATCGCCACGGTGTCACGCAGGTAGACATGTTTTACTTTCGGCATGGTTCACACTCCAATCACGAGCCATGGCCTGAACTCCCACGAATCGGGCACTCGGATGCAGTCCGAGCAGCTCGTGCGGTGGGAGAACCAGACCGGGGTGGTGCTGCTCCGGTCGATGCCGGCGGCAGCGAGCAGATCGTTGGCGACGCCGGCACGCTGCTCTGGGCGTCGCACGTGCACGTAGTGCAGCACGGTGGGACATCCGCGGGCGGGAGGCTCGAAGCAGATCCATCCCACGATGAACCCGAGCGCCGCACTGTGCTCGGCGACGAGCACCTGGCAGGGGTCGCTGGTGAGACCGCGGACGACCGAGGACCAGCGTTCGGCCATCTCCCGCTGCGGGATGGCCTTGACCAGGCGCACGGAGGTGCGCTCGCGATAGGACTGCACCCACGAGTCGCGCACGTACTCGAGCTCGGCCGCGGTGGCCTTGCGGAAGCGCATCTCACTCATTCCCCATCTCCTGCAGCTCTCGGGCTGCTGCCTGTCCTGCCTCCACGAGCCGCTCGAGCAGCTCCCGTCTGGGGAGGCCCTGGATGATCGCGACCTGTTGGGTCACCTCGACGTGGGTGGTGGAGCTGCGGTCGAGCTCGCCGGTGACCTCGGCGAGGAGCTCGAGGTATCCGCGCAGCTCCCGGATGGGCCGGCAGGCCGTGTCGATCGCCTTGAGGGCGACGCGTTCGTCGCCTGCGCTGGCCATGATCTTCTCGGCCTCTCCGACCAGCTTGCGGCATCGGCAGATCTGCTCGTGGACCTGGTCGAGGAGGCTGCCAGCATTCGTGACGAGTTCAGCAGCCCGAGCCTCGGCGATGACCGGAGCGATGTGGGCCTTGTGGCGGCAAAGGGCAGACTTGTCCGTCTCATACTGTCTTGCCAGCTGTCTCATCGAGACGCCGGCGACCAGCTGACGGTCAATCTCCACCCTAGACGGGTGAGAGCACACCTGACAGGTCACGATCCCGCTATGCGGCTTCCTCTCTCCGCTCCTCGAGGGCGGACGCGAACCACTCGAAGGATCGT